TTAAATATTCAGGATCTTCTTCCAGGTGTTGATGCCGACCTCGCCATCAGCAGTGAGACCATGCTTCTTCTGATAGGCGATGATAGCCTTCTCGGTATTTTTACCGCACTTGCCGTCCACAGCCACGCCCACAGCTTCCTGCACGATGCGAGTCAGGTTCTTGTACTTGTAGGTGAGTCTGCGCTTCACGATAGCTTTACTAGCCACAGAAACGCACTCTGCGCCCCACGCACCATCTGCCCCATATTTAGGGAACTTGAAGCCATCGGCAATAGCTGCCAACTGCCATTCCTTGACCACGTTGGTAAATGGAATGGCTTCCTCGGTATAGGTCACATAAGGCAGTTTGCCATGCTTCGTCCACGTTCTGCCATTGTAGCCGTTCTTCTTGCCGATGTTGTGAACGGCGGTGATCTGAACGCAGTTGCCCCATTTGGGAGTACATTCAACCGCAAGACCATCACCGATGTACACGCCGATATGACCCTTCATCCAAACCACTTCACCCACACGGATGTCGGTGAAATCGGTGGACACATCGTTGCAGACCTTAATCATGCCATCGGCATTCTTGTCCGGCACATCGTTGGATTTGTAGACAGCACCGCCATAGGTCTTGGAAGCATCGCCATCCCATCCCCACAGCAGACCTTTGATCATGCAGACACAATCGAAGCCGAAGGTGTCAGCGGATGCCGCCTGGATCATCTTCGTGCGAGATGCCTGTTTGTTGTAGGAATGGTTATTGCAGTACCGCTTCTTGTTCTTGTCGGTCATGGGCGCACCGAAGCATCCACGGACATACAGAGTCTTGAAGTTCTGTGCCACCCATACGCATTTCTCAGCCAGTTCAGCAGCAGTTTTGATCATGGTCACTCCACATCCTTTACTTCAGGGAGTCCGGCAACACTCGTCAACAGGGACAGGATGCCAGCCAGGGCAGAGGCAGATGCTACCATCACCCAATTGACATCGCCAATAACAGCGGATGTGCCGATGGTGGCAACAGCGGTCTGTGCGACAGTTTTGATTGCTCTTACTCCTGCGGCTTTCAGCCAAGTTTTCCAGTTTCTCATGATGATCATCCTTTCAGTTAGTGATTTCCAACGATTGAATTTCTTTGTAGATCTTATCGATAAAGGAATTACCCTTTAACGCCTTGTATGCTTCGTACAGCATCACGAAGTTTTCGTACTCGTACTGACGGATCGTGCCGGACTCATGGTACTGGTAATAGATCCGCAACATCTCACTCCGAAGCTGGCATCTTGTGCCGTTCTGGATCTTCCTCACGGATGCGATGACCGGGAGAATCACGCCCAAAAGCACACCGATCTCTCCGATCAGTGTGACAAGTAATGTTATATGCTCCATATCAAATCACCGCCTCATCTTTGATGTACTTCAAAATAGCCTTGCCAGTATACCCGGAGTAATCGTACAAGGTCTTCACCTCGACAGATTTGCTTGCGTGGTTAATGCTGACCACCGCTTCACAGCCACCTGAATTATTGAAGAACGGAAGACTCCGCATATAATTGTCTGCTGTCCGTGTGGCATAGGCTTCAAAGGACACAACAGTACACGATTCGGTGGTAAAGGGAACGGAGATGGATGCTTTGTTCGGCAGTGTGCCAAGATCCACTAGTTTGATGTACACAGGCTTGCCGTTGTACCGATCACCAGTAAGTTCTTCGAACATTCCATCTCTCATACTCACTGCACCGAAGTGAGACCATTCGCCATTGTCCTCGCTTCCGTCTCGCTTGTGCCAGTAGTAGTCCCATATTCCGTCTTCGCCGTAGCCATCAGAATAAGCCTGTCGGTACAGATGCTGACCATCCACCATAATGGACACCAATGCATTCGCCTCTCCGTTTCCGTTCAAGCCAACAGCGAATGTGATCGTGCCGTATCCGAATAGTTCAAAGCCAAATGTTGCGCCTACGATCTTCTGCGTATCCAAACCCATCTTCGGCACAAGGTCTTCGACAAAGGTATTCAGTTCCTCATAGCTTTCGAAGATAAGTCTATCGTCAAAGCCGATGTCCAAATTATTCGCAGGAGCATTGGCTTCTTCCATTGCATTGTTGGCAATAGACATTGCCCCGGTGGCAACGCCCCTTGTCTCGTTTACAACGCCCATCACTTCGGAAAAACTCTTCCTGACATTCTGCTTCCGCTCAAGGTCTGCTGCTGTTCTTGTGTATACTCGGTCTTGTTTTGACATATAATTCCCTCCATGAAAAAGGGAGGCTATAAGCCCCCCTTAATCCCATGTAACCCTTCCATCGGAGTAGACTGTGAAGCCCAACTCCGTCAGGATTGTTGCGATTTCCTCAAAGGTCAGATCCGTCCTGCTGTTCAGGTACTCCAGGATGTCGGCATTGTAGTAGTCTCGGTCTTCCTTGCCGTCATACATGGATCTGAACATGATGATCTTCTGTCCGTAGTCCAGAGGCAAGCCGTTGATGTAATCAACCACCTTCTGCTTCTTACTGCCGGAGATCGTCTCGCCATATTTGTCCTTGTCTGCCTTCAGGTTACCAAGATCGCTCTTGTACTGCCAGTAGGTCAGGAAGTCATTGGAGACCGCCTTGGACATCGTGTACTTGCCAGGATTCTTATCGACCCAATTGTACATATCGCTGTATTCGCTCTTCTTGTCCTTGTTAGCGGAAGAATAATCATTCCAAGAGATGCCGACATCGTTGAAGAACTGATATTTATCAGGATTCTTCTGTGCGAAGTCAAACTCCTCAAAGCTGCCATAATTGCCGTAGCCGGACATATCAATGTCTTCGTCTCTGTCGGCAATATTGTTGATGAGGATGTTCTTCTGCTCGTCCGTCAAATCCAGGCTGTCGATGTAGTCAGCCTTTTCTGCCAGAGTAGACAGGCCACTCAAGCCCTTGCGATACTTCCAGTAGTCTTGGATGCTCATGCCCACATCGATGAATTCCTTGATTTGATTGCCCCCAAGCGGTGCATAATCGTTGTCGAAGTAATCCCTTGCATTACTGGATGCATACTGACCGAACAGACCAGCTTGCAGGATATTGCCGAAGTTCTCCTCGACCGGGAATCTCAATGCACCGCTGTCGGTGTAAGATCCTGCGATCGGATGGTCATCGCTGAACATTCCCAATCCTTCGATGGTCTTCTTGATCTGTCCACCGCCAACAGGCATTGCCAGATAGTACAGAGGCTTCAGCACTTCCTTGACCAAAGGAGTCCATTCGCCCTCAAAGAAATTACCATCGTTCCATGCCTTTTTCACATCGCTCATAAGGCTTTCGATTGGCGTGTTATCGTTGGAGTAAGGGATCGCAGAGGAAATAGGAACTCGACCACCGCCCAGAAGACCACCGATGAACGGAACTTCCTCAAGGATGTTTTTACCGAAGTTCAGCAGAGCATCTCCCTGGTCCTCTTCCTCGTCATCCATCAAATCTCCAAGCAGTTCCTGGATAATGGAGATGGGATCAAAGGCCGCATCTCTGCCGACCAAAGCGGAGTAAAGGGCATTGTACATATACGCACCCAAGAAGGCAGTAGCATAGCCCTTCACCAATCTGAGTTTGTTCGTGGAGTCCTGGGGAACATCCTCAAACATATACCCATACTGGTTTGCCACTTCCAGCTGGAAGGCTGTGAACAGTTTGTTCCAAGGATTCTTCGCATCGAAAATTGTCGGCGCATTACCTCTGGATCGTCCTGCCATCAGATTCTTGGCGAACTGGTCTGCATCCTTGATTGCCTTGCTCTCGCTCATTCCTTCCTTGATGTTTTGGAGATACTTGGATCTCCACACTGTCTGGGAAGTAATGTTGTCGATGGCATCCATCATGAACGCCGCTTTGTCCGTCACTTTATCCCACCCGGTCTGGTAGAGTTTTTCCTCTTCTACCAATCGGTTGGTCAGGAAATCGGATTTTGCCACCATACCATCATCGTGGACAGTAGAACGAACGAAATCACCAAGACCTCTTACTGTGAAGTAAGGAGACACCTGATGCCAGGATTGCACCATTGGGATGAAGTTCGTCAGCGCAGAAGAGAAAGATCCTACCACCATATTGGAAGTGACCCGGTTATTCAGATTGGTCAACACAGAGTAGACCTTTCTGTTCGTGTCATCTTCCAATGCTCTGTCGGCAGCGGCTTTCTTGTTGGCAAGAGTGTTTGTTCTGTTCATCAACTCTCTTACCAATCCACCAAGGGGATTGTCCGCTTCCTTCAGGACGGCATTGATCATCTCCTGTGCCTCGTCCGCATCGTAGTCACCCTTCTTGATTTCCTCGATCCGTTTCTGGATTCCCTCATCGCTATGGATGTAGCGCAGATAGTTTTCCAGAGATCGTCTCTTCTGGAGATCCTCAATGTGGTAGACCCAATCCAAGGCACCGTGGATGTAGGTGTCCAAGCCTTGATACAAAGAGTAGTCGGTGGTGTCACCCATTCTCCGCTTGTCGAATTTCTGCCAACTTCTCGAAGGCTTGAATGTCTCAGTAAGTCCGGCAATGCTTGTGGGGATATCGTTGTCCACAGGCTTCCAGTTCAGCATCTTCTGCAACCAGTTCTGCTTGGGATTTGTGAAGTGTGGGAAATAGCCCTCTCTGTAAGGGATCTCCTTGAAGCCCTGCTCACGCAGAACTTCGTTCACACGGACAAGAAGGTCATCGTACAGCTTCCGGGATTCCGCAATGGCGGTGTCCACCTTGGCGGTGTCGATTTTGCCCTTGTGCTTGTTGTAATACTCGTTGACAGCATCCTCGGTCAAAGTGGTATCAGGATTGTGACGAAGTTCGCCCAACATCTGTGCGTAGGTGTCTTCCGCATGGTTGAGTTTCAGATTCTGGAAAACATCTTTCAGCTTTTGAGACTCTCGCTTGAGCAGTGCTTCGTTGTGGTCATACTTGGTTTCCAGTTCGTCATAGATCTGGTCAGCCTTTGCGATATCGGCATTGCCGTCTGCATCTTTGACCACCTTCCGCAGAATTCGTCTCAAGGTCTTGGTCTTGTACTGAAGACCCAAAGCCATGTCCTTCCAGGTGGAGGTGTCACCGACCATGTCTTCCCACATCTCGGTGTAGCCTTCCATCTTCGCTCTGCGATGCTCTGCTCGGCTGTATTCTTTGGAATGCAGTTTCTCCAACCTGGACTCCAAATCGCTGACCCTCTTGGAGTAGTCCGCATTGATGTTGGCTTGGATTCTCTTCAGCCTCTCAATACTGCGGAGGATGTCCTGTGCAGCTCTGGTGTTCTTATTCTTCTTGGAGTCATACTTGGCTTGCAATCTGGCGATTTCATCGTCATAGTCTTTGAAAGATTGGTCTCTAAGCTGACGATTCTTGTCCAGTTCCGCTTGCGTGTTGATGATTTTCTGCTTGATCTTTTCAGCAACAGTGCCGATTTCCTTCGGACGAGACATATCCCTCACAGGAGGTGCATCCTCGTCCGTAAGTGCATCAAAGGCTTCTGCCCAATTATCCTCATAGGGAGCAGACTCCGTTACCGGGGCAACACCATCCGCAACAGGAGCGAAGTCACCAAACTCATCCTGAACACCGATATCCTTGCCGTAGATGTGGTAATCGCCATGCTCCACAGGCTGTTCGCCAATTTCGGAGATGGAATTCCGCACAGGAGCAAGTGCCTCATTTGCCACTTCGGTGCGCTTCTGCTTTGCCAAAGCCTCCAGTTCCTCGGTGGTCATGTTGCTGTTGGCAAGTTCACTTCTGACCTTGCCATTAGCGAACTGCTGAAGGATCTCCGTTCTTCTCAGGGATTCGGCATCGCTGAAGAATTCCACAGCCTTGTCGAAGTTGTAGTTCTCCATAGACAGAGTCTGCTGTGGAGCTGCCTTGCCATCTGGAGTGAACATACCAAAGTCACCAAGGAATTTGTAGTATCCATAGGGGATGGTGTATCCCTTGTACTGGAAGGAAATGTCCTCGATGGTGGCATCCTGGGATACGAAGCCAAGTCTCTTGGAATACTTCAGCACATCGTTCAGCACCTTGCCATTGTTCATGACATAGTTGCGGAACTTGGGCAGATAGCCCATCATCTCGCATTGGTCAATGTAGGCTTTGACATTCTTCTCAATCAGTTCGTTTTTGGACAGATTCGATTTGTTATCGAAGTCCCAAAAACTGTAGACATTGATGCCCTTGGAAACCTTGGTCAATGCCTTGTGACCATCTCCTGCTTTCGCCCAAACTTCGGTCTGTTGCTTGGTATGGTCAATCGTGCCGGAATAACCCTTGATGACTCTGCCATCATCGGTCTTGACATTGGTGTCACGAACGGTCCCCATCTTCAGACCACTCTTGTGGAAGGGGATGCCGTAGCCAACATAATCGTTTGCCATGATCCACGCAGACATATCCGCATTTTGGGAAACAGCGATGATACTGGTACTGCCTGTCTTATCGTTATTCACGATATCGTAGATTTCCTCAAGGGAGTAGGGGAAGGAGTCATTTCTGTCCAGCTTCCACTGATCTCCGTCCTTGTACATAAAGATGGAGATGTTCCGCTTGAGATTTGTTCCTTCCGTTGCCTCAAGGAACGCAGGAACTTTCGTGTAGGCATGACCATTCAATCCCAAAGTGCCAGCTTCAAACAGAACTTGCAGAACATCCACATAGTTTTGGATCTGGAAGTCACTGTAGGATTGCAGACGGAAACCGCCAGTAGAATTGATCTTATCGACCAGGTTCTTATTGATCTTGCCGTTTTCATTCGTCAGTAGAGCGGTCAGTTCACCGAATCGGAACGGTGTTGCCTGTTTGGGCATCTTCGGCTTTGCCTGTCCGTAGAAGGAATTGAAAGCCTCATACACCAACGGTGCCTGAATCCGAAGCTGTGCCAGACCTTCCGCTGTGGTCAGCATCTCGATGGTCAGGTCTTCAACTCGGATCGGATATTCAGGATGCTGTTCAAATGCCTCCAGGACGAAGTTCCGCTTCGCCGTATTGCTTGCCTTCGGTGCATACCGCTTGCCATCTGCGCCGACCACATACTCGGTGGTATCGTTCTTTGCCTTCGCAAACAACTGTGCATTGGCAGTGTTGTTAGGATCGGTTTCCTGCACCAGCGCAAGGAATGCCTCTGCCATCGGAGCGAGATTCTTACGCATGGATTCCACATAGCACTGTCTGCAAGGAGTGGTGAGACCCTTGTCAGCCATGATTTTGTGGATGGCAAAATAGTTGTCCACGTTGTCGAAGAATCGCTTGCCCTTGGGAACGCCCTTGGCTTCCTCGATCCGCACGATTTCATCATAGATTTCTGCGAAGTTCTTCCGCTTGTCACAGATGGTGGAAATATCGTGGGAAGTGAAGTAATCGGAATTCGGCTCAAGAGAGGAGAAGAGCAATCTCTTCTTGCTGTCTCGCAGATCTCGTTGGGCAGAACTGTCCATGATGTCATATCCGGCTTGCTTGGCTGCCACCGCCACACGGACGATGCCATCGACAGCATTCCGAATAGCCTCCCTTTCAACATCCTCGTCAAAGTCCACTTTGGACTGCCGGAGATTGTTCAGGCACTCCTCCACATAGTTCTTGTAGCCTTCCGTTTCGTGGAAGTCATCCATGAGGAATTCGGATGTACTCATATCTTCTTTCCCAAAGAAGCTGTTCGCAATGGAAGAGAAGCTGTACCGCACATCATCGTCTGCCGTGGGATTCATGTTGGATGTCAGCTTGGCTTGGTTGGAGTCGAAGACGATGAACTCTCGCTCACCCATCATCTCGTCCAGGTAATCGATGACACCATCATAGCCCTTGGCTACCAACTTGTCATAGTTCGGCTTCAGGGCATCGAAGAAGTCTGCGTGGTAGTAATCGCCCACCATAGAGTAGAGCAACTGGCTGATGGAGAGGGAAGTGGTGTTATCGCCTCTCAGCTTGGCTCTTGCCTTTTCCGCTTCCAGTTCCTGATCATAGATTTCCGCAGCTTCCGCTCGGTCACCGCCTGTCAACTCCACAATGTCCATGAATGCTTCCTTGGACAGATTGGTCAAGTCCATAGGCTTCTTCATGTTCAGGTAGAAGGATTTGGTAGTGCCGTTCTGGAACTCCGGGAACTGACCCATGTGGTCAGGGGATTCCGCAAAGAAGAAGCCAAGGAAGGTGTTGGTGGCATCCGTTTTCTCACCCTTCTTCGCCTTGTCAAAGACAGTAAAGTCGGCATCGGATGTGTGGTACACCTTCAGCAGATTTCCCTCTTTGTCAACGATCTTGGAGTCATGGAAGAAATCAGCCTGTTCCTTCGTCAGCTTGTTCCCATCGCTGTCACTCATCGAATACCGAATATCCACATCATCCGTGGGATTCAGGTTATCCGTGTTCTTGATCTGCTCGGCTTCAAAGGCGATATACACCTGATGGCGTTCACCATCGGCATTGACTCGACCACCGCCAATATGGGTGATGCCATCGTAGCCCATGCCCATAATGGCATCCATTGCGATCTCGGCGGCTTCCCATCTCGGATAATAGTTATCCTCAAAGTATTCCTCCATAGCACGATAGAAGTCTTCATTCGTGCCGGACTCAGGGAAGGATGCATCAGGGAACGCCTCTGCCCATGCATCAGGATCGGCAGGAGCTGCCATGTCCATCGGATTGGTGATGTTCAGATAGGTCTTGTACACCTGGGGATTCTTGCCTTTGCCCTTCGTTGTGTAGGACTCGGCAATGCTCTTGGAGTCGGTGAAATAAGAGCCAGCACCGAACAGACCATAGTTGCTTCCGAAGGTGTCAAACACAGTGAAGCCACCCTTGGAAGTGCCATGATACATGACCTTCAGATTGCCGTTTTCGTCACGCACAACAGAGTCTTTGAAGAAGTCCTGCTGTCCCTTTGAAAGCTGATTGCCATCGGAATCGGAGATGGAATATTTAGGCTTGACATCATTGCCATTTTGTGCTAAATTAGCACCAAAAGAAGGCAATTCGCTTGAAGTGTTGGGATGTTTCTCCCCGGTGGCACTTCCTGTGGATTGCCTTCTTTCTATTTTAAGTTCGATGTTGTCTTGGTTGGACAGCAGTTCTTCCGCATAGTCAAACTCCACGCCATCCCGCTCTACATCTGGCTCAAATACAGTAACAACTGTATGATAGCTTGTGTCCCCATACTCAGTGCCAATGAACTCCGGGTCAATGGAACTGTCAAACTCAATAACCGCAACACTTTCTGTGCCGTTATTGTTGTATTCAACAAAAAACGCCACATTGTTTGGTAGCGGATTTCCGTGTTTATCATGACGATTCGTTTGATAAATCGCCAGACTCGGATCATCAAGCTTGTTTACAATTTCGACAATCTGTTCAGGACTCAGTGCGTGTTTTCGGACATTGCTGCCTGTTTTACCAGAACGATTACCGCCAGGATTCTCGACAGACATGGATTGTTGTGCTTTGCGAACTTGCATCACCAAAGAGTGATTTCCAACAATCTCTCCTGCTCCAGCCATAGTGTCGATGATGACTTGAGGCGTGTCCTTTCGCACAGGAATGTATGTCTCTCTTCGCAGAGAGCCATTTTTGGCTTTGTTCAAGTAGTTTACCGCCTGTTCGTTGGTCAAACCTCTTGCATCTGCCAATTCTTCCACGGTGCCATCAGTATACTTAATGCTCAAGGAATGATGGACATCGCCCTTCACCTCGGTATCGGTCTTCTTGACATTCTTGCTGTTTTCATTGTAGATATCCAAAAATGCCTTCTTGACTCGTTCCAGTTCTCTTGCTTCTTTTGTGCCAGTAGCCACTTTGCACAGATACTTGATTTCATCCCAAATCTTCTGGAAGATATTTTGATGCTCCACAGACAGCTTGCGGATAAAATCGCTATCCGTGAACAGATAGTCACCCACAAGGTCAGCCACCACTTCCGCTTCGGCAGTGGTGTTTTTCTTGCCCTTGTACAGTTGCTCTGCCTTCTTGATTCGCTTGTTGTAGCCTTCCAGACCTTCCTTGGCGATGGCGAAGTTCTTCATGAACTCACTAAATCCGGCATAGGATTCTCCCATCTTTTCCAGTACATGAGTAATCTCATGACCGACAAGGGAATTCAATGCCTTATCGGAGTCCATATTCAAAGTGACATCACCGCTGTCGGTAACAAAAGCATTCGCTCTCGCACCGATATCGCTCATGTCATGCGCTGTGCCTTTCAGCAGTTCGTCATTGGTCAGGCTGACGGTCATGCCAGTTCGTGCCGATACATTCGCAAGGAAGTCCACAAACTTACCGAACTGCCGTGTGCCATCGCCAAGTCCGCTGTCCATGATGTTCTGGACGGTCTTCCGGGCATACTCGTTTTCGTACTTGCTGACATCAGCCTGATACTTCAGACCTTTTCTTGCAAGTTCGTAGTAACTCTGTGCCAATCGGTCACCCTTGACCAGTTCATAGACCTCGCCGTGAAGCTGTTGCTTGATTCCGTTGATGCGTTTAGCCTCCATGTCAAGCTGTGCTTTCAGTTCGGCAGATTTGGTGCTTTTCTTCAATGCCTCGATTTGGCTCTGGATGGAGTCATACTTCTTGGCATTCTCGACAGTATTCGGCTCACTTCCAAGTGCCTTCAACTGATCCTGCAACTGCTTGAGCTGCTGTCTCTCGGAAACGATGGTGTCATTATAGGATTTATACGCATCGCTTGCGAAGAAGCCGTCCTTCTCGGTTTTGAAGGTGTTGAAAGTGTCTCCACCGAACAGTTCCTCAATGGCATCGGTGGAGATCGTGCCTTCATCCATTGCCGTGATCATGGAGTCCCGGATCTTCTTCTTCTCCGAATTGCTCAGCTTCTTGCCGTCCTTCTCGGCTTCTGCGATCTTGTCCGACACCAGCTTGTCGATGACCTTCTGCTCGTTCTCGGTAAGATTTTGCCGTGCCTTTTCTCTTGCCTTGTCAGCTTGGATGGAATGCGCCGTGTTTGTCACACCCTGTGCGACCTTCACGCCACCGCCAAGCAAAGCACCGACACCAGCACCCATGCCGAATTCCTTCGCCATGTCACCAAGATTGGCAAGTTCCCGGTCTTCATCGTAGGTCAACTTCGCAATGCCGTTGTTGATGAAACCCTGGATAACTTCTTCTCCACCTTCTTCCAAAGTGGACTCCACCCATGCCAGGAAGCCATTCTTGTTGCCGTTTGCGAAATCCTGTGCAAGACCTTGGACACCGCTACCGCCATCAAGACCGATTTCAATACCGCTGTTGATGAGGGAGGACAGCATAGAAGTAGCCGCCGCTGTCAAATCACTTGCACCACTGGCTTTGGCTTCCTCATAGTCAATACCAAGAGTTCTGGCAAAGGACAGCCAATACTGCGGATTCCGCATCATCGTTTCGACAGTAAGTCCTGCTTTGGTGAGGAAGTTTCCTGCTTGCATCGCCGCCTGATTCATAAGGCTTGCCGTGGTAGGAGCGGCAGAAGCACCGCCTGTCATCAGCATGGCAATCATATTTGGTACTGCCGCTATAGTTCCTTCAATCAGTTCTCCAGCAATGTTCCATCCTGTGCCACCGCCAAGTTGCTCGGAAGCCTCTGCCTGATCGCCCTTCCACGCATCGTACTGATCGCTGTAGTAGTCAGCAATAGACGAAATGGGATTGTTCTCCCAACCAACAGCCTGAAGGGGCTTACCAAGGAGTACATCGGCAGTAGATGTAATGCCCTTATTGAAACTTGCCAAGCCAGTAGCCGCAGAAGTGCCAAGCCAATCGGTGAAATCATTGTTCACCAGGCGGTCAAGTCCCTCCAAGATGACCGATGTCAGATCGCCCTGATCCCATCCGTCATCGAAAGGCTGAAGGAGTCCGTCAAACAGACCTTTTTTCTCTTCCTTCTCCTCCTTTTTGGTGGAAGTGATAGGAGCAATGTCTTCCGGCTTGGAGATAGGAGCGGATTCTTCTCTGTTCTTGTTTCTCTGCTCTTCCATGAAGTCGGAAAAGGAGTTGCTTTCGGTTTCCTCTTCCTTCTTCTTCTTTTTCTTTTGCTCATTCATGAAATCAGTAAATGATGCCATGCAGAGTCCCCCTTTACAGATAGGTGCTTACCGCCCAAGTGCAGTAATACTGTAGGTACTCCTTGTAGGAGTTGACACCCTCAAACTCGCTTGTGGATTCACCGATCTGTTTGCCCTTATGCCATGTTTGACTGGTCAACAGCGGAGGATTGAGTTTGGAGGCATCGATGCCATAATTGGTAAGGAGATTGATAGCCTCCGATTGGGACTTAACTTTGCCCTGGCTGATGTAGTTGAGCGCAGAATTCTTGGTCTTCGTCTCTTCGCCACTGTTGTTCTGGATTTTTCTTCCATCACTCACACTGTCTTTGCGGATTGTACCAGCACCAGTTTTCTGCGTTTGGCTCTGCTCCCACGCAAACTTCTGTTTAGCCAGATCCAGTTCCTGCTGTTTCAGCCCCTGTTCGATTTGGAACTGATATTTGCTTTGATTAAGCTGTTCTCGCTTGTAAGCCATATCATCGTCATGCTGTCTTGCGTTTTCTTTAAGGACATTCTCGTTGTGAAGCTGGCTGAGCATGGCTTGCCACTGATTCTGATACAGTGTCTGCGTTTGCAGTTTCCGTTGAGCCAAATCGTCCAGCAACGTATTTCGTGCGGTCAGTTGGGAAAGAGCCAGTTCCATCTGCCGTTCCATTGCCTGAGTTGCGATCTCCGCAAGAACAGCACTGTTGTTGAGTCTTGCCTGGTTAATGGCATTGTTGTAGTTCTGCACAGCAATGTCATAGGATGCTCTCGCAGTGGCAACTCTGTTCTGATAAGTATTGTACATACTCACCTGGGAACTTTCGGAGAAGCCAGTGTTGTTCATGCCTTGCATAGCCATAGCTTCGGCATTCGCACCATACTGGTTGGACTGCTTCTGCCAATCCACATAAGCACCGCTCTGCTCCCTGGTGTAGTCCTTCTTCGCCTGTTCCTGTTGCTGTTCGATCTGCTCGATGGCAAACTCGGTCTGATCGTTCTGGATCTGCTCCTGCTCGGCTTGCCAATCCTCTACGCCATCGATCAGACCATTGTACATCTTGTCGGACTCTGCCAACCGGCTATTATAGTCCTTCTCCAGTTGGGACTCCGCCGCAGCACCAGCTTCCTCGATTTCTGTGAGACGCTCGTCTTCCGTATTGACCTGATAATCTTTAGCCATTCATTTCACCTCTTTATGTAACCGCCAACGAAAGCCTCCAAGGTGACAGTTTCCAGAGAAAATCTCGTCTTGGAGTAGAACTTCAACTGGATGTCCTTGAACTTCTTTCGCTTGATTCTGCTCACGAAGTAGTCCGTCACATTTTCGTATGTGCCGATCAACTCAAAGTCCGTGTCCTCCAACTTGGCAAACACAGCGATATCGCCAGTTGCCTCTGCCACACAGCCTCGCTTGTTGGTGGTCTTCAGCTTGTGGGGATACTTGAACTTGTCCTTCGGTGTCACCCAATAGCTTTCCACATCAGCCGTGTTGTCCGTCAAAGTGTAGACACCATCTTCCGTTCCCAAATACAGCACACCATCGTGGACTTTGGTGCAAGTGATCTTCATGCCCATGTCCCAATAGAACCAATCGTATTCCATGTGGTTTTCATAGGTGAATGCCGTCCGGGAGTCAGCCAAATACGCCTTGTCACCTACGAAGACGAACAGATAACCTTCCCATTCCTCAAGGATCATGTTCTTGTAATCTGCTTCGGTGATCATCTTGCGGTCAACCAGGGAACTGCGGTGAGCTGCCATCTGTTCCGTTGTCACATCGCCGGAGATGCCCTCCATGCCCCTTTCGGAGAAGAAGACGATATCATCATTGAAGTTGATTGCCTTGCCCACACAGCCGATGGTGACACTGGAGTGAGTGGAAGGATAGATTTTGCCGTAGTCCGAATCCAATGTGGGCGTATGGTAGAACACATTCGTATTGGCTTCAGAAGGCTCACGGAACACCCACAGGGCATTGTTTCCTGCCACCATGCCTTTGATCTGCGCCGTGTCCATGCCCTCTCTGTAGTAATCCATGTCACTACAGTAGGACGGATCGTTCAAGGAGCAATGCCACACCACGTTCGGATAGTCAGGATTGCCACTGAAGAATACTCTGTTGTCAAACACCTGAAGCAGAGTACACTTCAGGATGTTGTCACGATAGCCTTTGACAGTCTTTTTGAAGGTGATCTTCACGTTATCCTGTCCGTCAGTAAGTGGCGCACTCGGTGCTGTGTCAAATCGTACAGAGCCTTCGTCCCAAGACCATTCAAAACTGCCAACCTCAACAGGACTACCATTGACCTCCACAAGAGGCGTATAGTCAGCATCGATGTTCTTCGCATCCAGGACGAACTCTCTGCTCGTTCCGTCTGCAAGGAACGTATTGATCCGATAGTCCGACAGCATATTCACATCTTCGTAGGGAGTGCCACCGCCTCCAGGCTTTCTGCCGATGGTAGTGGTGGGGATGTAGCCCACCACATTCGCAATGGACTTTCCGTCATACTTCAGGTAGCTAACACCATCCTTGAAGTAGAAGATGCCGTCATAGATGAAGCCCTGACTCGGTTCATTCACGAGTCCGACACACACATCCTCGATGTACTCGCCGGAAAGAGAATACTTGCACAGGCTATCGTCCTGATGTACCAACATATAGCCGTTGTAGAAGTAGATGCCAAGTACACCCCATGCTATTTCTGCCAGCCGTTCCATGCCAGGTCTTGTGCGGATGCTCTCGGTCTCCTTGTAGTCCTTCCAGACATTCAAAGAGTCAGGAGAGCGGACGAGATTGATCTCCTCGCCACGAAAGTCCACACCACGGAAATTGGTGTAGACTCTCGATACCATGTTGTCATTGGTCATCAGGAAACACCGCCTTCGATGTAGATGCTCGTCATGGCGTGTCTGGAGTCGAGTTGCTGTTTCATGCTTTCATATCTCTCGGCATAGTATCTGCCGTATTCAGTAGAAATGTCGCTCTTCAGCAAGTCGGCAGCTACGCCATAAGGCATGATCTCCAACACATCGGCAGACAGTTCAAATTCATAGCTGTCTTTGGTCTTGTCCGTGATCCGTTCAGGGAAGACATACACATCGATCTCCGCTGTGCCACTCTCCTGAATCCGCAGGACAGTGCCATCTGCTTTGGTATCGAATGCCACACCGCACACGGTGCCAAGCTGATACACAGCATAACCACAGGCGGTCTCGATGTCATCGAAGGTGACTCTATCGCCCTTCTGCACTGCCATTTCCACATACTTGGGGATCTTCTTCAGCCGTACCAGTTCAAACATGATCTGGTTGATGACCTCGTTGATTTTCGCTTGGATGTCAGGATCATCCGTCAGGAATTCGCTGTCAGCATTCAATTCCTCGATGAGTCCCAACACTTTCTTTTTCATTTCCAAAAGAGTCATTTTCTCACCTCTTCTTTACTGCGCCCTTTAGAGGATTGCCGGACTTCACGGTGCCGTGTTTCACATTCTTCACGGAAACTGTGCCACGCATCATACGGCATCCTCCTTACTTGATGTACCATATCTGGACATAGGTGGTATAGTCACCCACGCCATTGCACTTGAGTGTCAAACCGACATCAGGGAATGCACTGACGAGATAGGAATAATTGCTCTCGCCCTTTTCGCCCACAGGCATCAGGAACGGTCCGAAAGAGCCGGAATACCGCACGATCCGTGTTGCGCCTTCAGGAGCTGCAATAAATGCGCCGTTCTTCAGCTTGCCACAGTCGATGAACTTGGTGTATACCACAGCACCATTCCATCTTTCAGTAGTGCGATACTCCACGCCGAACATGGCAGGAGGAGTTTCGGATTCCCAATCGTGCCACTCGCCAGACCGATTTCTGCGGATCATGTTGCCGTAGTTCTCGTTGGTGATCTTCACATAGCCGTAGTTGATGGTGAAGCGCACGATCTCAACAAACCAAGAGCCTTTCAGGACTTCCGTACCGCTGTTGTCCAAATTCACAACAAACAGACGGCGAGTGTTGTATGTCATGCTGTTGTAGATCTCGCTGATCTTCGCTTCAAACTCTTCCTCCGTATTGAGCGAAAACAGATCGGTGATATAGGTGGCAGGAGCGAAGTTCTCATTGGCATACTTCAGGCTTACTGCATCGCCATCTTCGGTGGGATTGCCAAGCCCTGTGACCTTGTGACCACTCATGGCAATACTGCCTGTCATCGTGCCACCAACCTTGGCAAGAGTGTCCGCATTGGTCTTCTTGATGGATTCGTTGATTTCTGCCACCGCTCTTGCGATAGCCTGATTCTGCACAGGACGAGTGGATGTCATATCCAACTTGTCATCCACCACAGGGATGTCCTCTTCGCTGATGTCACCATCTTCCAGGTCTCTGCCTTCAGGGAACAGCCGGAACACCTTCGCACCATCATCGTCATAGGCAATGATGGTCTGCGGATCGGTGAATGGATTCAGTTCCACTTCGTACCAGTAGTCCACAGGCTTGCTGATGATACCGCCGATTCTGGTGTCCTGTTCCGTCAGGTGGATCTCCACATCGTCACTGTTCGTTTCGACAGGGAAGTCCTTCTGCAAGACCACCTTGTCGCAAGCTTTCTTCTCAAAGACCTTGATGCGTACAACATCACCAGCTTTGAAGGTGTACTTCACGCCGTTCTCCTCTGCGTTCAGGGAGAATCGGACATCATCTCCTCTTGTCACATAGATGGATAGGTCTTCAGTTATAGCAAACATACTAGCCTCCTAAATCACGGATGCTCTCCAGATCCGCAATGGCATCTCTGATGGTTACGAACTCTTCCACAGGCTTGATATAGCCTCTGCCCTCGTCCTCAAAGATCAGGATATCGCCCTCCTTCAGCTTGATGGTGGTGTCATACTTGCTTCGGAAATTCTCACCCTTCAGCTTGGTAACGGAATGCAGTACCAAATTCTTTACAGTTTGGATGACATTCTCGTTCTTGTACTCCAGTACAGTATCCTTGGTCACTCGGATGCCAGGATACAGATCGATGCTCGGTTTCTTCATGAATACTTCCATGTTAATTCCCCCTCTTTACCAGTCGATTTCTTCGCCGAATGTGAACGCAGTGCCTTCGACCTCTGTGGTCAAAAATGTCTTGGTGAATGTCTCGTACACGCCCCCCACGCCATCGCTCTTGCGGTAGCATGGGATGTACTCTCGCACCACCTCAAACAACTGGGACAACCGTGCGCCGTAGAACTTGTACTCTCGCTTGGATGATACCGTGCCTGTGGAGCAGTAGCGGTAGCCGAAAATAGAAACCGGGCCGCTTTGAGTTGTCAATGTTGAGGTGATAATACCAGAGGATTTCCGGTCACCATTTGGTGTAAAAATACCTGCCATCCGGGAGCAAAGGAAATTCGTTTGGCATATGTACTTGGTATTAACAGCAAACGAGCCGGAGAGTGTCGAACCGATGTTAAAGCCATAGTAACTGCCGGTAGAGGACAGCGGATAGCAACAGTAGAATCTCGTTGAGCCGCTGTCTTCTCTCGATCCCATAGGGATTCTGTCCTGCAATATTGGGAAGGATGCAACCACCTCCACGCCGCTGTCATTGTCCGCACAGAAGTCCGTAATGATATACGGAAAAGTACCTTCCACAGCCGATTCGATAAACTCCACTCGCTGATACTGGTCTCTCGGATCAGGCTCACTAGCACCGCCACCAGCAACATTGATGGTCACGGATGCGAACTGCGAGACATCGTGCGTTCCGTTCTCGGTGATCTCCTTCGTGCCGGAAGGAATGATGTACTCATCCGGGATTGCGCTGACCATAACTCCACCAAGCACCTTGCCATCGCTTGGGAAGGCGTACATCAGTTGCTTGGCAGGCTCAACAACCTTTGCTTCCACCTCGATAGAAACCGCACCTTCGCCGTTGTGGTAGCCTTCAGGGATCGGGAAGGAAGTGTTTTTGGTATCAAGGATTGCGCTGACCGCACCATTGTCCGGCATCGTGCCAGTAACCTTCACACCATCCACATATGCGGTCTTGCCATCGAGGATCTCATTTGCTACAGCGGTGGCATCGGATGTGTCCAAACCACCACTAGCCTGGGCAGTTACCACGATGTCCTGATCGCAGTATTTGCCAGCGGTAGGCAGGCGTACAGTTTTGCCACCTTCCACAGTAATGTTATGGCTCATACACCCACCACCTCTCCGTCATAGACAGGCAGAGCGGCGATCACATCAGCCACCATCTGCGCTTTGTCTGCCTCGGTAAAGTAATCAGTTCCCTTCACTGGCGTTTTGCCATTTGCGCCCACAAGCCTAATAAGATTGATGCCACGAACCGAACTGCTGGAAACGGTGGTCACATAATACAGGAAGCCATCAATCGTCAGGATAAAGTCTCCCACCATAGGAGTCCTGCCGTTAGAAGGAATGGTCATGGAAGCGATCTGGAAGGCAACACTAGCTACACCGCCAGAATCCTGTTCCGTGTAGTAAATGGTGTTTCCGTTTTTTCCTGCCGTACCAGTGCCAGTAGCACCACGGATGGAAGTTCTTGCACCCATGTACACATAGCTTGCATCCACATACCCAACAGGATAGTGGTAGTAGCTTTGCTCGATGATGTCACCCACAAGGACTTCGGAAACCTTGCTCTGGCTCAGTGCCGTACTCAGAGACATTCTGTATGTCGGCTCGAAACCGCCCACAGTAGTGGTGTAGCTGCTCGGTGCAGTGGTTACATTCAGGATGCCTGTGCCACGGCTTCCACCACCACCCTCGACATTCTCACCATCCATTACATCGAAGGACTGTGTGCCATCCTTATCGGTGATGGTCACTCGATGACCGCCTTCGATGGCTTCTACGGAAACATTCGGAGAAAAGCCATCTTCACCATCCATCACATTGAAGGATTTTGTGCCTTCCGCATCCTTGATGGTTACACGATAACCGCCAGTGATAGATGTGACCATGATGACAGGAGAAAAGCCATCGCTTCCGTCCTTGCCATCGCTTCCGTCTTTTCCGGCAACACCAGGCAAGCCTCGCTCACCCTGTTCGCCTTTCTCGCCATCGAAGTAGTCCTTGCCCTTCACAGGCGTATAGCCGTCTGCTCCATCCTTGCCATCTTTGCCCTTCAGGGACTCAAGCCACTCGTCCTCTGTTCCTTCGAAGCCGTTGTCCAAGGCAACTTCATATGCGGACTTGCCGGACGGTCCCATGAGAGTCATGGTCTCATCAACGGACATTGCCATTGTTGCGCTCCGTCCCTCCAATCCCACATCCATCGCCATGTTCTGCGCTTCAAAAGTGACATCGATTTTCATCAAATCTCCTCCTTGTCCAAGACGATCGACACAGGTCTCTTGAACACTTCGGATACCAGTACATCACCGCCTGTGGTGAGAGCCTTTAGCTGAATGCGGACAGGAGCATTCGCCGTGAAGCCAAGTGTGTCCTGCTGACTCAGCTTCAAGGTGAAGACATTCGCCTCAAGCACACCATCTTCCTTTTCCTTCTGGCAGACGATCTTACCGCCCTGTTCGTAGGTGACTCGCAGATTCTCGATTTCCTCTTCGCTCAGAGGAAGAGTATAAGTGTGCGTGGGAGTAGTACCAGGAATCATCGTTCATTACCTCTCTTTCCTTTGGTCAACATATGAATGTTCATATATTCACAAAAAGGGGGGAGGTGTTACCCTCCCCCACAGGCTATGCGCCTTTGCATTCCCCTTAATAGGGGCTTTTCTTATCAGGATGCCTTCAGAGGCACTTTGACCGCCTGAATCCGGGCATTGTCGATGACCTTTGCACCGAAGGTGTCCAGACCACGGATGATGTCCTTGAACCGCTTCTCGGCACGCAGAGCCTCGACCTTGTTGATCTGACCAGCGAAGGCGATAGCCTTCTTGCCACGCACACAGCAGTAGGCGTGAGTGGTGTCCTTTGCCATGTTGTTGGACATGATGACAGGGAAGTCATCATACATACCGACAACACCCTTGCGGATCAGTTCAGGATTGTTGGTGGACAGAGTGATCAGACAGTTCTTGAACACGTTGTAAGCAGCCGGAGTGATCTCGATGACACCAGGCTCATCGAAGTTCCGCTCACGCAGAGCAACGATGGCGGCATCGATAGCGGTCTTGACCGCTTCCATAGTCAGAGCGGTGGCGGTGGTGGCATTCGTTGCGCTCTTGATCAGGTTGGCAACGTAGGTGTCACGAGCCACAGCCAGACCATGCACAGCCTTCTCCTGATACTTCTCAGGCAGACCGGGAACACTCTGTGCCTTGTCCACATCGTCAACGTAGAAGGCAAAGTAGTTCGCCTGATCGATGGTCAGGATCTGACCCTTGTCGGACATATCTTCGATGGTGATGTCCTTAGTGCCATCGTAAGCACCGATGGTAGGCTCACCCACGCCCAGGATATGGACGGACTGTGCGTACTGGCAATCGCCTTCGTAGTCACGCAGACAGTTGTCCACCAGCTTGCACTTCAGTTCCAGATCGTCCTGAATCTTCTTGCTCCAGATTTCCTGAATAAAATTAGTAACTGCCATTTTAATTCCTTCCTTTCATTGGAAGGGAAGCATTATTTCCATTTCAGCATAGATTTCTGGACAGCCGCATACAGCGCAGGATTCTTATCGTAGTCTGCCCTGGTGAACTTCCGGGCTTCTTCCACAGTATAAAAGTCCTTCACTCCGCTGTCGGAGGAATCGCTGTTCTTCATGCTTCCCATAGGTTTGATATCTTTCTTTTGAGTCTGACGATAGATGTTGTAAACATCCGTGATGGGAGTATTGGGATTGAACTTGCCCTGGAATTCCTTGAATTCCTTGCTGTTGTAAACATCCTCGGTGACACCGATCTTGCCCAACTCTCTGCCTCTTTCGGCATTCTGCCGATGCTCTGCCAGATTACGGAAGACCGCCTTCTCTCTGGGAGTCATATTCTCAACACCGATGGCGGCAAGGCGGTCAACTTCATCAACCACATCCTCATAGCCGGAGCGGATGATCTCATCGGATTCTGCCTTTGCAAGCACTTCGATGTCCTGTGCAGTATAGTCAGGCTTCTGAGGCATCTGGATGCCCTTCTGCGAGTAGAATCGCTTGAAGGTGTCCGTCATCTCCTCAACACTCTCTTTGCCTGTGCCAGCCTTCAGCACCGCCTCAAGGTCTCCGTACTTCCGTTCGTACTCCTTGCGGATCTTGGCTTCCGCTCTGGCTGCTCTCTTGCCCATCATGGCATCGACCTCACTCTGCGTGTAGGTCTTCTCCACAACAGGCTCTGTGGACTGTTCCACAGTCTCGGTTACAATGTTTTCGATTTCGTTCATAACGATTTCCTTTCCTATTTTTTGTATTGGTGTTTGTTTCACCGAATCCATGTGCTTTTAATGTCTTCCATGTCTGGACATAGAAAAAGCACCCTAGATGGGTGCATTATTCTTTAGTTGTCATCAGGATTTTCTTCGTTTACCTGAACTTCTTCTTCCGGCACTTCCGCAGGAGCGGATTGCATCTGCTGAAGCATCTTCGCATCAGCCACCTGAGAAGCCTGTCCCTCAATGTCTTCCATGAGGAACTGTTGCGCTCTCTGTTGGATGAGCTGCGCTCTTGCCTCGATTTCAGCGATCTTCCGCTGTTCTGCCTCGATGTGTTCCACGATTTCCATGATCTTCATCTTGGGAGCAACGGAGTCATCGTCAAGCACTTCGGCATAGGCTCTCAACTCGCTGACTCGCTGTGCATTGAAGAAGCCTTGCACCAACAGATTCTCGATGGTCTGCTCCTGGGCGAACTTGTCATACTCGCTCTTGGGAGTCACATCGATCTTGACCACAGCTTTAAGCTGTTCCAATGCGCTCTGCGGAATGTTCACCACCTGATAGCTTTCCTCGCCTGTCATGGGATCGGTGACCTTCTCTTCCATGTTCAGACCATTCTCGCTGTAGGCAATGATGAACTCCAAGTCGATCTTGGCGATGTCCTCGATGAAGTTCTTGTAGCCTTGCTTCTGGGCTGTCATGGGCTGTTGGCTTGCCCTCTGCACTGCGAGAATTGCTCTGCCACTAGCCTGTTCAGGATCGATCTGACCAGTTGCAACATCTCCTGCGCCAGCCAGTTCTCTTGTGATCTGAATCAAATCGTTCTGTAGCTGAACTACATCAGGAGACATCTGTGCCGGAGGCAGAGTACCCACAACTTTATGCACATCATCCACAGTGTTGCCAGTAGTCCAAATCGTGCCACCCACAGTATTCAGTGCCTGGGGATTGGCGATCTTGTCCTTGACAGCCACCTTCTGCGGATAGGCTTGCATTTTCACTGTGAGCAAACGGCGCATTTCCGTTTTGTTGACTTCGATTTGAGCAGGAATGAGGAATCTCACTTCGCCTTCGCCTCTGGCAGAGCCTTCCTTCTCTTCCCAATTGAAGTGGGCAATGGGATACATGGTGATGCCCAGGTCAGCATCCTCTACAATGTCCACCCATCTTGTGGCAATAGAGTAGTGGACGGTGCCATCCTTCTTGTACATCTTCCATACGATGGTCACGCCATCATCCACTTCCAGTTTGGCAGCTTCGCCGGACTCCTCAAAGGTGTCATTGTCACCGATGATGTAGTCATCCTTGCCCTCATAGCCAAGCTGATGCGCCAGTTCAATGGCATTGGCTCTCGGCATTCTCTTCCGCATCAGGATGTAGGGCTGACTCTGGATGTCATCGTCATTCTCGTTGCCGTAGTAGATGTCATTCTTCTTTACGATCTCATGCATGGGCAGTTGCTTCTCTGCATCCCAGAAGACATACATGATGCCCTCATCGTTTACAGCGGAATCGACAGTAATTTTCCTGCCCTTGTAGTCCATCTTGTCCTGCTCCCAAATCCGGGCGGCGTAGCCGTTCAGCAGTTCACAGTATCGCTCGGCTGCCTTTCGGAACTCTCTGTTCTCAAAGTTCAGCGAGGAATACACGATGGCATACAAATTGCTGTGGATGACCGACACCTTGTACTTGACGATGGGCTTGATGAAGTTCTTCTGCACAGGCTCGATATCGCCCAGCTTCGCACCTTCCCATTGATTGCCGTTGTAGAAGTTGTAGTTCCGATTGGTGTCCACATAAATGCCCACCATTCTGTGGTAGTTCCGACCCTTCTCATACAACTCCCAAATCGGCGTTTGCTTGATTGCTTCCAAATCCATTGCCATCTATATCACCCCCTCGGCACATCGATCTGCCCTTCGGCACTGCCGTTGTAAGACTCTATGTTCTGGAACAAGACATTCATCCGTTCCTGCTCTGCCTTGGCTTCCTGCTTCGCTTCATGCTCTCTGAAATCCTTCAGCGGATCAATGGAAGGCATCTCGATCTTCTCGTCCTTTGCGACAGCCTGACCGACCTTCGCACCGACCATGAAGCAGATGATGCACATGATGCCCATGACCAAAATCAGTAATACTTCCATGCTTTCCTCCTAAATGACCGTGATGGTCTCGCCCCAATCGTTCTGTGGCGAATACTCTCTTTCCACGTTGAAGTGGAACTGTGGCTTGACCTCGATGACATCGCTTGGGAATACCACCTGGTCTCTGATTTGATGGGCAATAGCCAAGGACATCATCTGGTCATCGTGACCGCCCTGTGGTGCTTCTATGCGCCCCTTTTCATTGCGGACGATAGTTAACAGTTCCTCAAGTGTTTCCCGGTCATTGATGACATCACAATGCTCTCTGACGATCTCTACAAGCCTTGATATGGCTGTCGGTCTCGTCAGGGAAGTGGTCTTGAAGCCGAACCGCTTCTCCGTCCTGCCTGTGTATGTGTCCTGCGCTTCTCTGGCGTACTGATTCTGATAGCCCAATCTTTGCAGCTCCATGATGGGATAGCTGTCGAAGTTGGCCTCTATGCCGATCAGGGCATCCTTGTAGTATCTGCCCAGGCAGTACATCTGCTTGGTGTACTGATCCGCATCGAATTGGTGTCTCAGCTTCGCCACTTGCTGTCCTGTCTTTGCATCGAGGACATCCGCTACGAAGTAGTCAGACCCTTCTCCTGCCGTGTCACCGCCTATGCAGTATTGCGTAAAGGCCGGAGTATTCGGCAGCTGATACAGCTTGATGTACCCTTGCTTGTCATTGACCCATCGGATGTTTGTGATCTGCAATCCGTCATAGTCATAGATGAAATACCCGGTCTTGATAGGCCGTGGGATGACCTCTAAGCGGTTTTGAATTGCCCTGGCATCGAATACAGTTTTGCCAAGAACGCCCCACTCGCCCAAGCAGTAGACTCGGTAGGTGTATTCATCGGTGTTCTTCAGGTCTTCCAGTGCTTTGCGGTCATCATCCGTCAGGAACTTGTTGTCCTTGTATGTGGAGAAGCACACAGTTGCCAATCCGCTGTCGATGAAATGCCTCTTGATCCAGTGGCTGATGTTCACAGGATTGAAACTGAGGATCATCTGCTTCTTGGACTTGCCACCACGCAAACGCACCTTCAACTGGTTGATGTCCGCTTCCTGTGTCTCTGTGGCTTCTTCCACCCATTCCGTGGTCAACTCACCATTGGCGAAGGTGATCGATTTGACCTTTTCCACATCGTCCAAGCCTACGAAAGCAACCTCATTCCCGGTCAGCTTGCAGACGATCCGCATATCGCTCTCATTGATCTTGAAGTGTTCGCCCAGCTTCCACGCAGAGATCACTTGCTTGAACAATGGGAATGTGGATCTGCGATTGGTATCGCCTGTCTGTCGCACCACCAGGATGTTCTCACGGCTCTTTTTCAGCAGACGATATGTAAGCCATTGAGCAATAAAAAAACTCTTCCCGGACGAGCCACCGCCGTAGAAGAGTATGTATCGGTCTTCATTATCCAGATAGGGAACATAGACATCGTTGAAGACCTTCTTGCTGATTCTAATATTGACATCCATCAATCATCACTCAACTCTACCACGATGTTCACTGCGTTCTTGATCTCCGTCTCCACCTTCTGCACATACTCGCCATCCATCTTGTTCAGGATGTCGATTGCCTTCAGCTTATCGCCTGTGTTCTCCTCTTCGTTTTGGATAAGCTGTGTCAGCCACTCCATGCGCTTCTGAGCGGACATAATACTAGGCTTGGCAAGTTCATTCCGCAATTCGTTTAACCTTTGTGCGACCTTTGGGTTATCCACCAAAAGGCTTGCCTCTCTGTATATGGCATTGTCAGTCATGTTCTTGGTGGAATAGGCAGAGCGATATGCATCCGCCTGGCTCATGCCTTCAAGGATCTTCTGAACGAATAGTTCCTGCTTTGCTGTCAGCATACTCTCTCACCCCTTTTATTTGATGTTTGCACCATAGGCGATTCCAATTGAACCGCCCCGGAGATAGGTATTTTACGGATTATGCCCCTAATATGCAAAGGCAAGTCCGCTGGTGCTTGTGTATAGAAAAAGCCCCCCTAGTACCAGTAGGGAGGCTTCGTTCGCTTTTTTTCATTCTACATGATAGCACAGGAAAAAATCACATTCCATATTCATAAGTCACAGGAAGTCACATATTTCATTCCATGTGGATCTTTACCATCTTCGCATCATAGTCCACGGCGATGTGACCTCTCACACCAACCAACTTCATGAACTGTCCGACAGAATAAGCCTGACTCCACAGCCTGTCATCATCTTCGTCATACATGGCATAGATGATACCGTTCACAGCCTTCACAAGCTGTTCCTTCGTGTAGCTGACTGTCACCGCTGTCCGCAAAGCACCAATTTCTTCATTCGCCTTTTCGATGGTCTCATTTGCGGTCTTGATGGCTTCCATCTGCAACTTGATGATTGTTCTGGCATCTTTCAGGAGCGATTTGTTGCATCCTTCATTAGCAAATCTGGAACAGTTTTCGCAATCTCTGTTGCCACAAAACATCAGGTCATTCATCACATCGACCTCTGTCATATTTTACTCCTTTCTCATCCAATGGCTTCCAACGCCCTTACGATCCCCATGCTGTCCGTATTCAGCATGAACTGTTCATAGGATTGCGATCCGTCCAGTTCGTGATAGGGACATTCTTCAAAGGGACATCGCCGTGACTTATACACATTCCCTTCGTAGTGTCCTGGAATCACATTCTGGCAAAACTCACAGCCCCTTTTCCGTTTGTCATCGTTGTTAAGCTTTCTCATCACTACCTCCGTCCAAAATCATCTGGACACTCTTCAATGCCCTTCCATGCGTGGTGGTAGCCCATCCGTAATCGTAGCCGTAATGGTCTGCGATCTCCTGCAATGACTTGTACTGGATGTATCTCATGTGTAGCACATCGTACTCCGTTGCGCTGTCGAGCTGCTCGATGACCTCTATGACCTTTTTCTTTGTATCGATCAGTTCGTCTACCAGTCTATCGATCTCAGCTTCCATGTCCACGCACTTGTCGATAGCATCAGCCATCTTGCTCTTCGCCCCGGAGGATTGCACTCGCTCACCGTCCATGTTGGCGGTGATGCCCAAAGCGATGTTTCGCCATTGCTGTTGCTCGATCAGCTTGTTCTTGATCTTCAGATCCAGTTTCCGTACTTGCTTCAGGAACTCTTTGGAGTCCATCCTATCACGCCCTTTTCAGATTTTGCCTGTCGAGCCAATGCCACCCCGGTCATCATTGCCCAACTCAGCCACCTCTTGCAGATGGATCAGTGGCTGATGCTGAATGATTCGGAACTGGCAGATCCGCTCGTTTTTATGTATCTTTGTGTCCCTTGTGGCATAAGCCAGGAAGTTCCACTCATCGCCATCGCCCTTGTAGCTTTCGTCAATGATGCCGATGGAATTCGCCAACAGGACACCATACTTGCGGAAGGTACTGGATCTCGGTGCTACCAGTGCCTCAAAGCCGTGGGGCAACTCCATCGCCACGCCCAAGGGGATCATCCGATATTCTCCGGCTTTCATGGTAATGTCTTCAGCCGCTCTCAGATCGATCCAATCACCCACGTTGAACTTCTCGATCTTCTTGATATCCCTCAGATATCGGATCTTAATGGTTTTTACTGTCATTCTGTTCTCCCTTCATTTCAACCAGCTTCCTGTACAGATCCGCATCGATCTCAATGGTGCTGAATCTGTGGAAGCAGGAAACGCATTCACGCCTCCGATATGTACTGTCTTCATTCGGTCTGGAATCCACCACAATGGTGTCCTCTCCGCAGCTTGGGCAAGTCATTTCTTTCCCTTTCCTTTCTTGAATGGCTTGTTCCGTTTCGGATCAGCCTTGGAATTGGGGACGAACGGCTTGAACGCCCCTATCATTTTTGCCTTGCCCATATCAACGCACCCCATAGAAAAATTTGTTGTAGGCATCGTACCGCTTCTGAATGTCCGTACTCGCCATATCAGGGAACTTTTTCACTGCCAGTTCAAATAACTTGCAATCGCAGTTTTCAGGGCATCCGCACCGATATACGCAGTTCGGCACAAGCACATCGGAAATCTCCGGCTCAACCTCTCTCAAAGTCCGCTTGAGATCCTCGGCATATCGCCTTGTCTCCCTGGATGCCATCATACAGAGCCTCTTTCGCATCGTGTCGATCAGGTGCTGCACATTGGGATCGCCAATGAAATCAACCGGGGCATCTTGCGGTGCTTTGTTGCGGTCATATCCATCCTGGCGGTCATTCCGCTGTGTGTTCGTTCTGCTTCGCCAGATGTGGGTCTTCCAGTGCATCGCCACCCAGTACGGAATACTTGCCCATCGGAACTTGACCTCAATGTCCCGGATGGGATCATGCTCGGAGATCAGGATCGACCGCTTGAACTCCCTGGAAGGCTCATGGCCCAGCTCTCCCTTTGAAACCGTGGCTCGGCAGTCATTGACCACTTCTTCCCAGTCACCCTTGATCTTGATTATTTCGGTTTTCACGCTCATTCTCCTTCCGCAGAGCATTAATATTACCCGCTATCGCAAACATACCCGATGCGATATACCAATTGGCTTCACCGCTAAAAAAGGCAATAAATAAAAGAATCCATGCAATAGCAAATTCCATACTCATTCTCCTATTCGATCCAAAATGTTGTTACCGGCACAAGTTCTTCGTGCCATCGGGTAAAATCATCCCATGCAGTGAGAATATCCTGGAAGAACCGCTTTGTTCCATCGACAGTTCCCCAACCGTTCTTCGCTTCATGGGGTATGTACTTCTTTGGATTGTTTTGCAGTTCCGTCAGACCTTGCGCAATTTTGGGGATTACATCAACGCAAAGGCCGTTGTTCGCTTCGTTTACCCACGGCAAACCTGTCGATAACTCGATAATCTTGCGGACATTCCATGTGATATTGGCACAACAATTACCAACCTCGACATAGGCATCCACGCCCTCGGCTTTTACTTTGAACGAAATATCGTAACTCATACTCATTCTCCTTTCGGCGGCTCTGGCAGGGGCATCCAATGGGTGACTGCATAGCCTTTATCCCAACACATGGACGGAAGCCATGTTTTTGCGAATGGGTCAAAATCTGCACAATCCTTTCCCACTCTTTCTTCGTTAGGCACACGGATAGCCACGATAAAAACGCCAAAGTGTTCTGGCAACCGCTCCGTCACAGGAATCCACTCCTGCACCGTCACGCCGTTGGCGATAAGGTGGTTGGCAATGTGCCAGGCAGTTGTATACCGCTTCCCTTCTCTCTTGCCAAAGATAACTTCAGCAGATGGTACACTCAACAGCAACTTAATCAGCTTTGCTCTCATTGTCTTGCCTCCTGCTGTTTGCGCAAAAATTCGTCAACGGCGGTTTTATTGAACGGGATTATTTCCCCATCCTCCGTCTTGAACGAAATTTCATTGCCGTATCTGTCTATAAGGGCAATGTAGTTCCCTTTTTCGTCCGTTTTAACATCAACGATGTCAAAAATAGGCTTATCCATTGTCTTCTCTCCTTCCATCAAATGTGTGGTCTTTCTTCCATCGTCTGCACCAGCCTTCAAAGGTTTCGATGTAGCCGATATGGTGACCGTCAATGGCACATTCACAATGGGTTACAAAGCCTTTGTCATCCTTTATGCGGATGTCATTGGCGCAGTTGCAACAGCATCTTTTTCTGTCAGCCATTGTCAGTTCTCCTTTCTCCGTAGGAACAGAAATCGTCCGCATCAAACATATTCCATTCATCTTCATCAAAATGGGAATGTTGATCGCACCACGCAATTCCTTCGTGCCAATGTATGCAATCCTTGCAGCGCACCACTTCCACGGCATCCACGGTGGGGGCATTGTCGATCATGCGTTTAAGTGCGAGTTGAGCCATGGTCATTATCCGTTCTCTTTCTCCGCCCACTATCAGCACACCGTTCATTACGCCATTGGGATCTGGATCAAGCTGGAATGCATTGGCATCAATCAGCCGCTTTTCATTTGCCATCTTCAGTCCTCCGCTCCATAGTCAAAATCGATTCCATGCTTGGGTTCTTCGTGCCGTCTGTTCCATGCTTCGGTTGCTTTTTGCTTCGTATGATGCCGCCCCGAACTTGCCCCACATCTTCCGCAGAAAACTTGATATCGAAGATGCAGATATATATTGTCGTCCTCTACGATATCTACGGCTTTACAACCGCAAAACGGACACGGTTTCAATTCAGCCATCTTCACCCCTCCTCTCCAGAGCGGTCTTTGTCTGTTCCGTGGATGGCTTGCTCTGCGTTTTCCGGGCATCTTTTTTCATGCTTCACGCCTCCTTGACCTCCCAAAAGATCTGAATGCTGACATTGGTGTTGCCAAGCAGATTCTTGACGGAATTCAGGATCTCTTCCACATTGCCCTCAAAGACCATGTTGCCGGAGCGAGGAACGAGACAGATCTTGTCCTTAACAGACTCGATCACGAACGCCTCGGTCTCCTCTTCGACAGGCTCAGGGATCGGCTCTTCAGGCACAGGCTCTTCAGGCTCTTCCTTGGCAACAGGAACGCCATTGCACCAGGCGATCCATCCTTCCTTGTCCCACTTTTTCGGTTGGCATTTTCCATTGCTGATTCCCAGGCGTTCAGTGGTCTTTCGCACCATAGTCCCACTCACGCCGAACATCTTCGCTAGATAGCTGTCCGGCACACCGTACTTCTTCCGAAGCATCTGGATGTAGGTCACCTTGATGTCATCAGGCATCGCCCTGAACTCCACCCAAGTCATCGGCTCATTCAACCGATAGGATTTTACTTCTCCGTTCATTGCATTTAACTCCTTTTTTGTCATATTGTCGGAAGGGAGTCTCACCCTTCCGCCTTTTCCTGCGTGTGTCCGTCTGTTCCTGGCACTCCGGGCAACGTTCTTCTTTTGCCCAACCTCCGAATGGAACAGATATGTCTCATCCTTCATATTTACTCCTTTATCCTTTTCGTTTTGTAGTGAAAACCGCTCCTGCGTGTTCTCGTCATCTTCCGTATAGAGTCTGACCGCTGTGCGTATAAACCACAGCGCAGAACAGTCTGCTTGTACTGTTCCTCTTTTTGGGCATCGTGGATCGCCTTCGCCGCCTGGTATTCCGGGCAGTGATCGTGACAGCCCGGATACCGCTTCGGTGCGACACAATTCCTACAGCATTCAATCGCCATTTCAGGCACCGTCCTTCTTTCCGAAAGATTCGTGTAATTCTCTCCGCAGTTGTTCCACTTCAGGATCTTCAGCCATTACCCTTTGGATGGCTTCCAATTCAGCCTCATCAGGCTGTCTCTGGCTATTGTTCAGCCAGCTTGGAACAACTTCTTTCCTTCGCCCTGTGTATCGAGGCTTGTCCGCATAGTTGCCTTCCAACACTTTCGCCATGTTCTTGTCGGCAATCAGCCAATCAAAGTTGGCAGACCAGTTGCGGTCATTTGACCCTTTCAGGAAGGAGGAATTTTCCGCATTCTCAAAGACTGTCTTGAAATCTTCCAGACTATAAGTCTTCAATCTTGCCCTGATCGCCTTCTTCCTGGCTTCAGATAAAGAACGAACTTTGGGATAAGAGACACAGATGGAGTGGTACAAGTCAACAATTTGTTGACAATCTACTCTTTCTTCTTTCTCTTTATCTAATTCTTTATCTTCTTCTATATCTTCTTCTGCATCGTCTACGAGATATCTCGTAGAATCTACAGTAGGAACTACACCAGGCAATTCCTTCTGCTTTGCTCTCCATCTGGCTTGCGCCAGCCGCTTGCTCTCCCGGATCTTCTCCATGCCTTCGATGTTTTGGTATTCCTCCCATCCGGCAACGGCGAAGTGTCCGTCCTTGGTCACGATCATGTTCAGTTGATCCAAGACATTCAAGGCAAGCTGCACTGTGTTTTCCTCAAAGTCCAACTCGTCTGCAAGCATCTTGGGCGTGTAGGGAATATTCTCCGTCAGGAAGATCATGCCTCCGGCATTGCACCGCCCAGCCATCGTCAGGAGCATCACCCAGATCAGCACGATGTTGTTCCCTTCCGGCAATCTGCGAAGGTGCTTGATCTTCCGATTGTCAAACATATCCGTGGTCAGCTTGACCCATTTGATCTCAGCCACAGATCGTCACCGTCCTACCAATATCCACGAAATTGAAGGATGTCCGCTGTTTGCCGTACTCCACAGAAAACCACCCATGCGGATAGTTGACATACACGATTGTCCCAGTGACATCGTTTCCACGAAGAAAATCGCCCAACTGACCTTGCAAGTAAATGAACGGATCAAACCGCACCTTCTGTCCCACCTCGACCTTATGCTCCACCTCGACCACAGGGCATCCGCAGGAGAGGACTTGTCCGCTTCTCAGATCCTTGCCTCGGACATAGCAAGTCTTGCCACAATCGCAGATGCACTCCCACACCTGGTTTTTGCCTCTGCTCATATAGGCGAATGCCTTTACAGTAAGATTGCCGAATCGGTTTCCGACCATATTAAACTGTCCCATTGCATTCACCTCTCTTGATGAAATACCGCTTGTACCGCTTGGTCTCGCCATCATTGTTGATCCGTGTCTCTTCCACAGATTCCACAACATATTCCCCGGACAGCCTCAACTCGCTGATCCGCTTGGAAGGGGAGTTGATATGTAACTTCTCAAATGCCTCTCGGATGGTGATCGACCCATGCTCTTTGCAGTAGGCAAGGATCTTGCCTCTCTGTGTTGCCTTATCCATATTTGTCACTCCTTAACATCTTTGTGCATCGATTTCTTCGATGATGACAGCCACCATCGGCTCTTCGCTGTATCGTTTGGTGACCATCACATCGACCACTTGTGTGTCATCGTCCCATGCGACCTTGTTCAGACCATCCAGGACGATCTTTGCGATATTGTCCGCATCAGGCTTCTTGGTGGGGAGGATACGCCCATTCAGCATATCCTCCACCACCTTTTTGGATTTGCCCTTTGGAGGCTTGTGGAAGGCTTTGATGGTCACTCTCACAGGGGATGTGAATTTATATCCCTTTGCGCTGTTTCGGTAACTCAAGCCAACCAGTGCCTCATACTGGCTCGTTTCGGCAGGAGTATACACACGCCCTGTCTTGGTGAATCTCGGTCTCCCTTTGCCCTTCGGCTCACCTTTGATGGTGAATACGATCTTCATCAGAACGGAAGCTGAAGGTCATCGCCTTCAAGCATTGCGAAATCCGCAGCAGGGGCAGGAGAGTTGCCATAGTTTGCGAAGCTGCCATTCTTCGGAGCAGTGTTGTCATCCTTCTTGCTGTCACCGAAGTAAACATTGTCGGCAACAACTTCAGCGGTCTTGCGCTTGTTGCCATCCTTGTCCGTCCACTCACGGATCTGGAGTCTGCCGGAGACGATAGCCATTCTGCCCTTGCTGAAATACTTGCTGACGAACTCTGCCGTGTTCTTCCAGGCAACGCACTCGATGAAGTCCGTCTCCTTCTCTTCCTTGCCGAAGTCCCGGTCTACGGCAAGAGTGAAACTTGCCACCGCCGTTCCGCTGTTCGTTCTCCGCAACTCGACATCCCTGGTCAGCCGACCCATGATAGTGATGTGATTAAGCATTGCTTGTACCAACCTTTCTAATGATCTTTTTGATTTCCTCGTCTTTCAGTTCGGCATCATAGTTTGCGCTTGCTCCACCCTTGCCGGGAATAGGCACATAGCCGAAGTCCTTGCTTGTGGTGGTGGCTTCACCAATGGCATTCGTTGCCTTGTTGACTCGTCCATTCTTTCTGAATCGCTTCATAGTTGACATCCTTTCTTAATCCAAATAATTTTTTCCGATCAAAGCCATGAACTCTTCTCGGCTGTGTGTTTCTTCGTACTTCATCTGGCAATGCCGTTTCAGCATCATGTCCAGTTCGTGTCCGTTCTTGCCGTGGACACCCTCGTCCGATTGATTGTGCAGCCTTGCACATAGATACACCCAAAAGCCTTCTCTTTCGCTGATCTTCCGTCTGCTTCCTGCATAGATGTGATGCTTGTGCAGATTGTTGGTCTGCCCTGTGATGTAGCACACCTTCTCGGTCTGCAATATCGATTTACTCATCTGCCCCACGCCCCCAACAAGCTGTTGATTTCTTCTTCCGACCTTGTTTCGATCCCTACCGCCTTGCAATCCTGGACAATGATGTCGATCAATCTGCACATGGTAGGCACATCGTAGGTGGATGATCCGTAGTAAAGGATCACATTGGTGCATCCGGCGATCTTGCTTGGGAAGGTGTCGGTCACCCATCCGATGCCGTTTCTCGACCATGCATCACACAGCGACCCAACCGCCTTGTCCTGGACACACACGGTGTCCGAAGCACCGATCTCCTTGACGGCTGACCGATAGATCTCCGTCCTCGGAACATTCAGCTTTTCAGCCAGTTTGCCGATCAGCACCCAGCAGTAGGCATTGGCATCCAGGCTTCGCTTTTTACTGAATTTTCCGACTTTTATTGTCAGCCTCTCGGCGGTCTTCAGTTCCTCATACATCTGGAACAGGGATTGGTGATCTTTCTCCACCTCAAAGCTGACGATGGGCTTGCCAGTGCCGTAGGAGATGGTGATAGGCAACATCCTTCCAACGAACTCACCCATTGGCTTCTCCTCTGTTTGCCTTGGATGCATTGTTGATGATGGAGATGGCCTTCTTCACCATGGGATCGGTCTTTTCGTTGTTGTACAGCCACTTGATGTAGCCGAAGTCCTTCTTCCATACATCGCCCAAGGTCTCGCCTTCGTACTTGCCGAAGCCGAACACATAGCCCACAGCATCCTCAAAGGTCTCCATCTTCTGCTCCGGCTGGTCTTCCTGTGCGCCGTACTTCGTGCTGTCCTTGTCGAAGTAGACATCAGCACCGATGCCCAATGCCTTCGCCGCTACAGAGATCGCATCGGTCAGAGCCATCTTGAAGCACTCATCGGACATATACGCACCGTTCTTCTCCTGTGCCACGAAAGATGCACCGCCAGTGCCGAAGATGCCGTGGGATGCATGACCAGTTTCCGGGGCAATGTAGTACAGCTTGATGTCCACGAAAGCCGCCTTCTGCTTCGTGTAATCGTCATGGACGATTTCTTTGTGGGTGATCTCATACCACCAACCGACACCGCAAGCACCGAACATCTCGGTCAGGCGTTTGATGCGCCACATGGGATTGATGTCGGTCATGCCCTTCAGCCGACCAGCGGCAATGGGCTTCTTTGCATTATCCGGGACAACTCGTCCCATTTCATACAGCCACATGTTATCCATCGTTGTTCTCCTTATTTTCAAATTTCAAGGGACAATCCATCCCAATGGTGTGTTTCGGAGCGAGAAGGATCTCGCCTGTCTTTCCGCAGACATCCCTTAAATTGGGATCTCTCGTCATCAGCGGACACCATTGGCAACAAATGTCATCTTCCGGGAATCCGATCGAAACTGTTGCCCTGGTGTAGTAGGAAACGCCAGTAGAGAATTGCTTCATTCCTCGTCTCCTCCGTTGTATGCCGCATGAAGCACACGAAGATCAGCAAGGTCAAGTCCGCTGTAATGGTTTACCTTGGCTGCGATGATGCCTTTCAGGATGTTGGCATCCTGCTCTGCCTTGACGAGCTGGTCATACCGCTCGATGGGAATAGTGATCTCTGCCATATTTATTTCTCCTTTATTTTTCGTCTTTGGAATCTTCCATGATTTGCTTCCATCGTCTGAAAGCCTGAATGAATTTCTTGATCAATCCTCGATCAACTCCATGTGGTCTGTGATGCACTCCAGGCAGATGAATTCGCCATCGTGGTGGAATGCCTCCTCGTCCTGGATGTGCTTCTTGCAACACTTGCACACTGGTCTTCGTGCAAGCCATTCTTCCTTCATCCGCTCAAGGCGATCAAAATCGTCCAGCGGATCTCCGTGTCTGAATACCATATTTACACTCCTAACATTTTGAATAAATCGAGTTGCTCTTCGTCCAGCTCGCCTTCCTGCGTGGCTCGGATGAGATGTGCGATGACCTCAACTGTCCATCCGTTGCCAAGCATCTTGTAGGCTTGAGAATCCGACACAGGGAACTCATACCATTCAGGAACAGTCTGAAGCCTCTTGCACTCGTTGACTGTTAACTTGCGGATGATGTAGAATCCGTCTGCCAGTTTGATGGGATACTGCTTGCCCTTGATGGTGATTTGCCCATCCTTGACTTCGTAAACTGTGTAGGTCTTTCCGTCTGTTCCAGAAACCGCCTTTATGGGCTTTCCGTCCTCGTCCCACTCACAAGCAACCGCAGAATAGGGCAACAACTCTGCAACACCAGAAGACTTAAAACCGTAAGCGGTTTGATGTACCACGAAGTTAGATGCGTTATTTTTCCAATACTGCGCTTTTAACGCAACGGCCTTGCCGTCTTCTGTGGTGCATAGCGGCTCTGCTATCATTGTTCTTCGGTGCTTTTTAATTGTAAGTTCAGGATTTGTTCCGAACCCTTCAGTAGCGGCAACAACAAATGACTTTCCATCAACAGTTGTTGTAAGTGGCATCGCATACAGCCCTGTCTTCGCTCCCATGCCACCGCCGTTGCCACAAAGATTCACGGATTTTCCGTCAATGCTGTAGACTCGGTTTTGCTGATGGTCTTCTGCGAGTCCATCATTGTTGGGATACAAACCGATCCGAACAGGAGAAGCGATCATGTCAACTTGCTGTTTGTTCGGATTTTCACTAAACATCCGATGCTCAAAGCCACCGCAGTTATTGGAGTAGTGTGCGTTCAGCGGTCTTGCCTTGTCTGTGCCGTATTCAGGGACTCTCACTGGCTCTCCTACATAGTTATGTTTGGCTTTCTCTAAGTCATGAGCCAGGCTTGTTCCACCACGATTTCCGCATAGGCAGTTTGCTTTTTCTCGCAACGCAACTGGCTCACAGCAGACATTGTAGGGAACACCCTTGCTGATATTCGCTGTCACACAAGCACCCTTGTCCCTTGTGGCATCTTGGATGTAACCGAAATCAAAATGGTTTCGGACACCGCTCGTCTGCCGTACCATGTAGTCCATCTCTCGCTCGGATAATTCCTTCGCACCGCAACGGTCCAGGACATCCTTCAGCAAGATCCCTCGGTCTTCAGGCTGTTCCACTTTTACTCGGCTGTATGTGCCGTTCAGATTCCGTCTGCCGACCCAATAGAGTCTCTGACGATTCTGTGCCGACACAAGAGCGGAATTGATGCACACAGGCTCAAAGCCGAATGTTTCCGTGATGGACTCTCGGATCGCATTGGACATGGACTTGTTGTTCTCATAGATGAAGTACATCGGCTGTGCTTCACGCAAGGCTCGGACATACTGGCTGAACAACTCCCATCCCATACCGCTTGCTTCGGTCTCTCGATTGTTCTTCTGTGCGATACTCCAGTAGGTACAAGGACTACCGCCTACCAGGAAGTCGAATCCAGAAAATTCTGTGAAATCAGCTTGGAACACATCGCCACGATGCTCGATCATCGGAAAGTTGTGGGAACTGGTCTGTACTGCGTACTTGTCGATCTCAAAGGCAACGTATCGGTCAACCTTAAGTCCTGCACCAATCATGGCAAGCATCCCACACGCCATGCCATCGAACAGGGAAAGAACTTTCATTCCGTCACCCACTCCACATACTGCTCTTTATTGGCTCTTGCCATCAGCAGAGCAAAGCCGATCACTCCGGCGATGCCCATCACGATCCAGCAAATCAGTTCATAGTCCATTTTTGTTCTCCTTCTTTTCTTTTGAGATGATTCCGTTCAGCACTTGGTAGAACTCCTTGTTCTGGATTACCAAGCCCTCCACGGAGTCCCTGACAGTTCCGTCCTTCATGATGTGAATGATCCGCATTTGCTCCTCCTTGTTGTACTTAAAGTACAATTTGAAAGTAAAAAAATTAGTCCTGTGTCCAGATGATGTCATCGACAGACATATTGAACAGCTTCGCCATAGACAATGCGGTCTTCATGTCAGGGGATGTGGTGTATGATTCATAGCTTGCGATGGTGCTTTTGGTCTTGCCAACAGCCTTTGCCACATCCGTCTGAGTCAATCCCACATTGGTTCGTGCGGCCTTAATGGTGATTGCCATTTGTCTCCCTCCTTTCATTTTTGTACCGAAAGTGTTGTACTTTCGGTACAGCGACATGATACTATACCAAAATAATTTTGTCAATACTAAAAGTAAAAAAATTTTTGCTTTATACTTGAAAAATTGTACTTTAGGGGTATAATATAAGTAGAAAGGAGGTGCGACCCAATGGATAATAGAACCACCTTTGTCCGCAACCTCAAATATCAAATGGAGTTACACGGCAAGACCAGGCAGGATATAAGCACTGCACTGGGAGTAAGTTATTTTACAGTAACATCCTGGGTCAATGGATCGAAGTATCCACGCATGGACAAAGTAGAGAAGTTGGCAGCATATTTCGGCATACAAATATCCGACCTAGTAGAAGACAAAAAAGAACAGCCCATCGATTTCGATGGACTGTCCGAAAAGAAAAAGGCACTTATGCAGTTTGCAATGTCTGTTCCAGATGACAAGGCTGAGATGATTCTTCAAGTGATGAAGACAATTCTGAAAAATGGTTGAATAGCTTCTCCACCTGATCGTCAGATAAATTGGCGATAAACTCAAGTAGTTCTTCTTTGGCTGTCATGTCAACTTCTCCTTTCACCGGGGCAAACATCTGTTCTGCCGCTATTATAGGTGAAAATGATTATGCTCGGAAGGGGATGCTGATGTTTGTCGAAAAGTATTCACAATTTGAATATACGCATTGAATATACGCAAAATTTAATTTGAAATGTGGGGGCTTCAACCGCCAAGTTATCCACCCCCACACCCTGGAAGTGATAGGTCATTCCTGACCTGGATTCATCCTATCATTCCAAAATACTATTTTCAATAAGCAGAAGTGAAACTTCGATATCACTTGCGTACATTCGTTTATCGCTTATGGACAATAATTATCACAAGTGAATTTTAGGAGAAATATATGTTTGAAAAGTGTATCAAATGCAATCGGATGGGCGAAAGTTGCGTACCAAACTTGATGCTCCTGCCGTTCCCGGATCTCATGCAATGGTGTGCCAAAAGACAGAAGCATCTTGGATGGACAAGCCAAATGCTTGCGGACAAGAGCAAAGTCCCGGTAGGAACGATCAACCGAATCAAGGCAGGGGAAGAAGATTGCAAGTATTCCACCATAAAGAATATCCTGATTGCCTTGATCGGTGGCACAACGGATGAATTCCCTTGCACCGACCTGGTGGCAAAGGAACTTCAGCAGATGGAGCAGTTGGAAAAACAGGCGGCTAGACTTTCTGTTGTAGAGGCAGAAAACGAGATGCTGAAAGACAAACTTCGTAAAATAGACGAACAGCATCGTGAGGATATCCGGGCGATCAAAGAAGAATACAAGGAACAGATTATGTTCTTGAGAGAGCAGTTAAGAGCATGGCAACAGAGACCATAAAGGAGGTGATGCTGTAATAGGTTTCCGCAACACCAATACAGAAAGGGGAGTTTAATATGAGAGTAGCACTATACCCACGAGTATCAGGTCATGAGCAGGAGGACAATTATTCGATCCCTGAACAGATTGACCGCATGAAGAAGTATTGCGCCTCAAGAGATTGGATGGTCTACAAGATTTACACCGATTCCGTTCAATCAGGCGCAGATATGGACAGACCAGGTCTCCAATCGCTGATCAAGGATTGCGAAGCAGGAAAGTTCGATATGGTGCTGGTTTACAAACTAGACCGCCTATCAAGAAGCCAGAAGGATGTGCTGTATCTGGTGGAGGATGTATTTGAGAAGCACGATGTCGGTTTTACCTCCATGACGGAGAATTTCGACACTTCAAGCCCTTTCGGAAAAGCTGTCCTTGGTGTCTTGGCAGTATTCGCACAGCTAGAGCGAGACAAGATCACTGAGCGGACAACAATGGGAAAAAAGGCAAGAGCTGCCGAAGGCAAGTGGCATGGCTCAAAGTGGATACCAATCGGTTACAACTATGAGAATGGAATGCTAATCCCAAACGAATATGAGAAGATGCAGATCCTTGAAATCGCAGACCTATTCTTGCAACGCACTCCTGTCAGGACTATCGCAAACATGATGACAGAAAAAGGATACAAGCACAAGTACGGTGAGTGGGATGCGAAAGCAATTAAGCGAGTCCTATCCAATCCTGTCAATCTCGGTCTCATCAAAGATGGTGAGCATTTGCATCCAGGACTCCACGATGCCATCATTGACCAAGAAACATACGATGCTATCCAAGTCATTATGAACGAGCGAAAAGAGCGATACGGAGCAACAGCAAGACCGCACAAGTCTCTTTTGGCAGGATTCCTATACTGCAAGCATTGTGGTGGTAGATATGCAAGACAGACCAACAGTGACGGAAGGCAGTATTACAGTTGCTATTCCAGGAACAAGTCCCAGAAGAAGATGATCAAAGATCCGAACTGCAAGAACAAGAACTACAGATCGGAAGAACTGGATCTGGCAATTCTTTTTGAACTGAATAAGTTGGCACTAGACCCTGAATATGTTGATCATGTAAGAGCGAATAAACCGAAGAATGATGTGAACGAAAAAATAAAGTCCATCACTTCGGAAATTGATAAGATCGACACTCAAATCTCCAAAATGATGGACTTGTATGCACTTGGAACTATTGACATGGATGTCATCTCCACAAAGGTGGCAGAACTGAATAAGACGAAATCCGCTCTCCAAAAGGAACTGCACTCCTTGGATGTGCCGGACGAAGACGAAATGTCTGTTGAGGAAGTTCAGTCTATAGCTGCCATGATGGCTGACGAAAAACTCACTCTGCCAGACAAGCGAAACATCATCCAGTCTCTAATTTACTATATCGAAATTGACAACGATGATGTGATGATCCACTGGAAGTTCTAA